TTAGCCCAGACGAGTTTGAAATTATGGAGCCTGTTCATGTAAGAACATGGGATATGCAAACACCAGAAGGTGTTCAGCGAATGTTTTATTACAAAGCAGATGTTCGTTCTAAAAGACATATAGAAAATGACTTAGATTATGATAAGTTAGTTTCCGAAATCAAAAAGATAAAGAAACCTGCTCGTAAACTTAAAACAAAAGAAAATGGTAGCATGGTTGTCTGCCTTTCTGACTGGCAAATGGGCAAGCGTGATGGAGATGGAACAGAGGGTATTATAAAGAGAGTTACTCAAATGATACCGGATGTTATTGACAGAGCTAAAGAACTTCGCAAAGCTGGTAATCCTATAAATAAACTTTATGTATTTGGATTAGGCGATATCGTCGAAGGGTGCGGAGAACATTACGCCATGCAAAATTTCCAAGTCGAAATTGACCAACGCCGTCAAGAAATGGTAGCTAGAAGACTTTTAGTAGAAGCTCTAAAGAAATGGGCACCTCACTTTGACAAAGTTATTGTTGCAGCAATTCCCGGAAACCACGGAGAAAATCGTAAGAACGGAAAAGCTTTTACGACATTCGGAGACAATATTGATGTTTCCGTTTTTGACCAAGCAGCAGAAATACTAGCTGAAAATACAGCTTTTAATCATGTATCTTTTGTAATACCAAACAATGAGCTTTGGCTTACATTAGATATTGATGGTGTAATTATAGGAATAGCTCATGGTCATCAATTTCGTACCGGTGGGAAATACTCTCATCAAAAAGCAGTAGCTTGGTTGTCTGGACAAGCATTTGGTAAAACGGATATGGGGGATGTAGACATTCTTATTTCTGGTCACTTTCATCACTTGTTTGTAATTAATGAAGGACAAAGAACACTCATGCAGTGTCCTTCTGTAGACGGCGGTTCGGATTGGTTTGAAAATATAAGCGGTAAAAATTCATTCTCTGGAACACTTACATTTACTTTGAAAAACAAAGAAAATAAACTTCCATGGGATAACATGCAAGTTTTATAACCATGAATTTAAGGAGTGTAGATTAATATGGTATCAGGTGCAGATTTGTTCAAAGGAATAAACGAGCTAAAGAAGAGAGTAAGAGAACTAGAAAATAGAGCTGAACTCGCTATGATTAACAGAGATTCTCTGCTTTATAAACTAAAAGAAGCAGAATCTAAGTTGTCAAGATACGAAAAGTTTCTATTACTACTTTCTGTTATTAACTTCTTAACAATTATTTTATTAGGAGTTTAATGTCATATTATTTAGTAGATAACGAAAACCCTAACGCTAAAGTTAGAGGTAACGGTAAAAAAGGTCAATATTATTCATCTCGTAGTAAACCAATTCAAGGAATTGTTGTTCATACTGCTGAAGGTGGAACAAAAGCAATAAATATTGCAAAATACCTATCTAAAACTGATAGAACAGCTTCCGCTCATGTAGTAATTGATGACAAAGAAATAGTTGACTTAGTACCAGATGATTACACAGCATTTCACTGTAGAGGTTCCAATAGTAAGTCTTTAGGATTAGAAATTGCCTATTTTGCTTCTAAGTGGGGAGAAGACCCTGTTTATGAAGAAGCTTGTATTGCTTTATCAGCAAGCTGGTGTGCAGAAAAAGCTGCATTGTATGATATTCCTATGGAGAGAGTAACTATAGACGAATGGAATGCAGGTAAAAAAGGTTTTATATCACACGCAGAATGTGACCCCGGAAGAAGAACAGACCCGGGCGCAAACTTTGATTGGGATAAATTCTTTAATTACATGAAAGGTATGTCAGTAGATGACTACGATACTGAATTTGAAGAAGTAAAAGAAGAAACAAAAATTTATGATTTCTCTGTAGTGCCTAAATGGCCGGGTAGAGTGTTCAAGAGGAACAGTCCACTAATCAGAGGAGAAGATGTCCGCCAATGGCAAAATGCTGTTGGAGGACTAAGTGGCGACGGTGTTTTTGGTGGAAAGTCTGAAACAGCATGTATCAGATTCCAAAAAGAACATGATTTAAAAGTTGACGGAGTAGTCGGCAAAATAACATGGGATACCACTTTCGCTTATCAGAATAAAGATAGTTAGGAGATATTTTGGCTAAAGCTAAAAAGAAACCAGCAAAGAATAGTTACTGGAAAGATGTAGCTATTAGAGCCGTTAGAACTGGAGTACAAGTATTCGCAGGTGTACTAATGGCTAATCAAGCAGGAATGTTTGAAGCAGATGTTTTGATGGCCGGTCTTATTGCCGGTGCGTCAGCCCTTGTCGCAGTCGTCCAAAACGCATTGGAAGACGCGCCATTTGACTTCATGTCAAAGATACCAAAGGGTTAAGTTCTCAGAAATGAGAGCACTCGAAAGAGTGCAGGTGTGCGTGGACTTCGGGGCGGTATAACCGCTCCGTTGTCGTTTCTAAGATAAAATATATACATGAGTAAAAAAAGAGCACATACATTACCAAAAGAAATCTATCCAGATTTGAACAGGAGTCAACGAAGAGCGTTAGCTGCAATTCAAGCTGGAAAAACTAGATAATGTATTATTACAAAGTTGAAATTTTAAGAGTTGTAGATGGAGATACTGTAGATGTCAGAATGGATTTGGGTTTTAATGTGTGGCATAAATGTCGTGTACGACTCATGGGCATTAATGCTCCAGAATCACGAACAAGAGATAAAGAAGAGAAAGCAAGAGGGTTGGCTGCGAAAGCTTGGCTTACCGAACTCTTAGACTCTGCACAAACAGAAATAGAAATGCAATCACACGGAGTAGGTAAATATGGAAGAGTTCTTGGGACATTGTATATTAATGATGTTGATATTAATAAGATGATGGTAAAAGAGGGACACGCTGTAGAGTATTTAGCGTAACAAACATTTAACATTTATAAACCATTAATCTTAAATATATAGTTTACAATTGTCAGCTATGGATTATTTTTTAGGTTTTATATTTGGATACTTTGTCAAAGAGACTATTGCTTTGCTTAAAAAACTAAGTGATTGGGATTATGAAAACAGGCAAGGATACTACTTTGACATGGAGCCTTTAACGGAAGACGATTTGCCTTAGACTTATATGATATAATACCTTCTAGTACAGAGGAAGACTATCAAAAAAATACAAACACTTCTTAGATTATTAATAGTAGGTTTACTTATATATCCATTTCCTATTGCTATGGCTTATCATGTTGAAACACAAGCACCTTATGGAACAAATGCTAGTAATGACCCAAATGCAGGAACTTTTACTATTGGTATATTAGGTTCAGATGGTGCAGAAGATTTACCACCAGACAGTTATACAATATTTTTTAGTCGTTCTAGTGGTATAACAGAAACAAACAGTTTTTGCGTAACTACTTCTTTTGGTCATCAAACAAACACTTGGCAGTATCACACATTTAGTCTTGATGATTTGAAATATTATTTTGAAGACCCAGCAGGACAAACTATTTACTACAGAGTTAGAGCTAATAACGAAGCTAACTATAATTTTTCTGATTTAACAAATCAACAATCTTGGAATCTTTATGCAGGTCCACCATTTGAATTTAATCAAACAAATTGGTCTGCACCTACAGGAACAAATGCTTGTGATGACCCTAAAGTTTTAACTGGAACACCTCAACCTACTACCCCAACAGTTCAAGTAAATTATAAAGAAGGAACAGTAACAGTAGATTGGGATATACCTACTTATACTTATCAATACCCACCCGAAAGATATGCAATAGGTTTTGGTTTAGCAGATGATGGAAGTATGCCTTATGCTGTATCAACAGGAAATGTAGGAGATACAAACGCTTTAAATACAGAATATACATTTACTGCCGATTATTTAAATACAACATTTAACCAAGCACACGGATTGTTCAATGTAAAAATAAGAAGCGATAACGATACTAATAGTTCTTATTCTCCTTGGTCAAGCACAGTTCAAACAACAATACAAAATAAACCTGCGTGGGTTGATGACTTCTCATACACACTATCAAATACAGGAGCTTTGATAAGTTGGACTAAAGATGATACAGGTTTTGTTCCTGTTGATAATTTTAAGATATGGGTAAGAGAAGGAGATGGAGAATGGACACTTGTTACAACATTAAGTAATACAACAACAAGTTTTGCTGTAGGTCATACATCAGTAACAGAAGATACACAGTTTCAATGGAACTTACAGGCTTGTGGTAGCGAGGGAGATTGTAATACAGCAGGTCCAATAACTTATACTTGGGAATATGTAGCACCTACTTTAGGACCTCCTATGAACCCACAAGTTCTACAATTTTACAATGCTGGTGTAACTGTTGACTGGGATGAACCTAATACAGGTAATCAAACTGCTGAAAGTTATGAACTTTACTATAGAACAAGTGCTGAAAATGAGTTTGTAATAACTGGGATTACAGAAACCAATTATACTATTCCTTATGCAGACATTCCTAATGGAGATTGGACCTTTTCAATTAGAGCTTATGACTCTGATAATAATATTTATAGTGGCTATTCTACCGAGCCGACAGTAACAATATTTAATCAAAAAGCTCAAGATGACGCAGACGCTGCTGCTGCTGAAGCAGCTAGACAAGCTGAAGCTGACCGTATTGCTCGTGAAAAAGCTGAAGCTGAAGAACGAGAGCGTAAGGAGCGTGAAGCTAGAGAAGAGGCTGAGCGTATTGCTAGAGAAAAAGCTATACAGGAAGAAAAAGATTCTAACTTTGCTGAAACTGGATATTATGAATTAGATTCTGAGAGAGCAGCTAGAGAGCAGGCTGAATACGAAGCAGAACAGGAGCGTCTTCGTTTAGAGGAAGAAGCTCGTCAAAAAGCTTTACAAGAAGAAAGAGAGGCAAACTATGCTGAAACTGGATATATGGAACTTGATAGCGAGCGTGAAGCTAGAGAGTTAGCTGAAGAACAAGCTCGTATTGAAGAAGAAATTAAAAATTCTTTTAAAGTAGATGATACTGGAGGTGGAGAACCTCTTACCAAGGAAGAAGAAATAGAGCTTGAGATATTAGTAGATGCT